CCGAAGAAGATAAACACAGGCTCTTGAAGAATGATAGTTTCACGCTTCAACTGCTTAGGCCAATGCTTCGGTACATCGTACATCTTCGTGAACGTTTCATGTATGCCTGCAAGATAGTCTCGCTTCTGCATCATTTCAAACAGACCAGCTACCTCGTCACGATAGAATACAGAAGTCATCTTAGGCCGACGAGCTACTGCTGTTAGGATACCTTCAGGTGAACCATCAGATGCTACGATAATCTCAGGATCAATTTCGATCAGGAAATCCATAGCCATATCCATTGCAGTAGTCTTACGAGTTAGCGTAGTGTCACCTAGTACAAGGCCCCACAGATTAGGAATAATTCTGCCCCACTCAACTTTGATATGCAGCCCTGATGCCATAAGCGCAGATAGCAACATGGCACAACCTATCTCATGGTATTCCTCTACTGCATCAGTAGCCTGGGTAGCCCATGTAAGATAGTCGTGAATAATTGAGTTACCAATTTTATCTGACTCTTTAGCGGTTAGTAACTGTGGCATCTGTAACGGTGCTGTCTTCTCAAAGACGGTTAGCAGTTGCTTCTGTTGAACATCTGCTTTAAGAACATCCTTCCACAAATGAGAGACAGGGCGTCCATCACGCTTGTACTTATTACACTTGGAATTCAGAGCAACAGCGAAAACTTCTTCTGTGTTCATTCCTGATTCGACACAAATATTGATGAGTGCCCATAGATCGCTAGACCAATCGTCGCCTGGTTCCTCACCATATAGACGAGGAAAGCTAGTTGCTTGCAACTTGGTACGATACTCATAGATAACGAACTCAGGATTAGGAAGACCATCGAGACTAGGTACTTCAGGTCCACTTCCGTTATCTGTCTCTATCTCATACACTACCTCTATTGCTTCAAACACACTAGGATTGAGTAGTGCAGCAAAGCTAGTAATCAGCTTTACTTCAGGAATACTCTGAAGCCCGTCGTACTTGTAATTGATAGTGCCAGGTACACGTAAGAGTTGCGTTAGATCGTGCCCTGTCTTATCTGCACCTAAATCAGCATACTTGTATGCGATCCTCTTACTGTAATCTTCAGCTCTCTCAGGATCAAGTTTCTTATCGAGACGCCAGATAGCTTGGAATCTTCCAGGTGATGATTCAATGACGCATTGCGGAGGAATGTCCAGCTTATCAGGTGTGCAAGTATCTAGGTCAGCCCACACTAGATTCTGTGGGATGCAATTCTGCTTAAGCCTCTTAGGTGTGGATAGGACATTGATACCGAACCACACGTTATGTCCTTCACGCGCGTTGTCAATGAACTTCAGTAGCTTTACCTTTTCAGTAGGCCACTTGAAATAATGCTCATTGAATGTTTCACGCTTGTTAGGTCTTTGAGTACAGATACATACATACCCAATGTCGTCACTAAATAGGTAGTCAAAGAACTCCAGGCGAAGAGTCATTTCACTACCTACGTCAGTCATTGGCATTAGAATTGAGGAGAGTTGTAGACTTTGAAAGTTTCAAGATGATCCATTGCGTGAAACAACGAAAGATATTGAGGTATCGTAAATGGTGCTGTCGTGTAATACACTTCTTTTACACCAGCAGAAAAAAGAGCTATAGCACAATCTCTGCAAGGTTTTGCAAGCGTCACGTTTCCACTTTTGTTAGATACAGCAGCAATGTAGGCAATGGTATTCTCAAGACCAGTATTCCTGGCTCTAGCTATTGCATGAATTTCGGCATGAAGTGAATATAGTCTCCATTCCTTCATTTCAGGAACGTGTGCCCATCCGTTAGAAACGGTCTTGTTGTCCCTCGTCCTGATAACACAGCCCATTGCATACTTACCGCAGCGGCTACGCTTCGCAATCTTGATAGCTTCCTCAATCATGGGAATAGGTAAGGGTGCCACCGTTAGGTAGCACCCTTACGCATCCTTTCTTGGTTAGAAGCGTACCTGCTCAGAAACCGCCCGAGCATGTCGCCATAGAAGTCGCACATGGATTCCAGAAACCAGATCACGGACGCTGATCCGTACTGCCCTGATTTCCACTTACAGTACCGAGCCTGCTGTTGCTCTACTACCAGTTGTTGCACCTGCTGGCTTAACACCCATAACAGGATTGTCGTACTCTTCGGTCACTTCGTTCATCTTCTTACCGACGACTACGACTAGCTCGTTACCGACAATCTCATCCTTCTCGTCATTGAGATTGAACTTCTTATTGCTCAACTTCTCATCGGTAACACCTGCGGCACGAAGGAAGTTAACAAGCGCACCGTTTAGCTTCTTCTTCTTATCTGCATCGTGATCCTTCGGTGCGATCCAATACGTCTTGAAGAAACACTTGTTAGCCACCTTAATACCCTTACGCTCTGGCTCGTCAAGACTTACACGAAAACGAACATTGAGTCCTGGCGTGCCCTCGGGAAGTGCGCCACCTGCGTTACCAACGTAAGACCAGTCAGCATCGTCAACAGTACAATTGTACGAACCGGACGGTGCTGCTTCAAAACCACCTTGTCCTACTGAATCGTCATAATCGGTAAGATCAACGATACCTTCAAAGTCTACCATTGAATCGCTCATGCTGCTTTCCTCTCTTCATCTTGTACGGTTTGTCGTTTAACCCATAGATCGGGAATCGTAACATCTACTTCTACGTTTGCGAAACCACAGTTACGTTGTTTTGCTGCAACACGATCTGTCTTGATAAACTGAATACTTCTTACTATGGTATCCCCATCTACCTCCGCTTTCATATAACCAACGAAGTCTAGGAACCCTGGAATTTGCTTACGCAGTTTCCCCGATAGCATCGGATAATACTGAATCTTACCTAGTGAGTCTTGCACGTCTGCTACATGAGACGTTAGAATCACGTTGCAAGGTAGATCACGAAGCATACGAACAACACGACGCATATGGGCACCACTCTTACCATATGCATACTGGTCGGGTACATCTTCGTCCAGACGGGGATTGTTCTCTGCTCGTTCTCGCATGATATATGCAATATCAAGACTTGCAAATTCCGAGAACGTATCAATGCCGATGGTCTTGTAGTGTAGGTTACCTTTGCTGTCGATACTGTCATACAACATGGTGATGTTGTCGATCATTTCATCATAGCTACGAATAGGCTTAACATCAATGTCAGGCTTATTCTTTAGAGTTTCGATTCCACCATCAATGTCAAAAATTAGCAATGGTGAAGTCATGGGATGATCTTGCGCTGTACCTAATAGGTGTGTCTTACCTGCTCCGTATTCTGCAAAGAGCATACCATTCAACCACTTGGTAATCTCCGTCGGAGACTGGACACCCAACTTCTCTCTAATTGGAATAGTTGCGGTCTGTGCCATAATCACCCCCTCTCACTACCGTAGTTTAAAATGATATCAGGATATCTATGGAGAGGACAAGAATCAGGTTTGCCGTCGTTACAAGGACAATTAGTTTCAAAGCAATCATTACACAATCCCCAATTTACAATTAAATCTTCAATCGGAACACCTACTCGGCACCGTTCGCAAGGTAGTATCGTTCTAGTTAGTTCCATTACCGATTGAAGAACGTACCGTAAACCCACAGCAGTAAAAAGAAAAGCATAAGAAGACCTGCTAGAAATTCAGCTATCAGAATCATTTGGAACGTCCCCATAATGGTATTCAGGGAAGTAGTATCCTTTACAGAAATCGCAATAGATCATACCTTCTGTACTCACCTTCTCATACTCGGGCGTAAAGTCTTTAGTCTCTTCTTCTAGTTCTTCTTCAGTTAGAACTTCAAACGCAAACTCAACCATTCTCTAACATCTTTTTGATTACTTGAAGAACATGAGTACCACAGCACAAAACTCCATTGACAGTGTATTTAGCAACTGAATTGCAGTATCCATATTTCTCATCACGATGTATACACTTCACGAAACCTTGATATTTGGCAATGTCAACGATCACGATTAACCTCGTAACCATCTTCTAGCATTCCTTGCCAATCTGAACCATCATCCTTAGCGATACATGGTACGCGGAACGCGCAGTTAAGACAACTCTTAGCGCCAGTTGGGTTAGGATAAATCTTCAGGTCAACGTCCAACATTTCTGCTGCCATCATCCTGATATGATTACCTGCGTTCTCTATCTCTGCATCATTTCGGAACACCACATCGCGCTGCACAAATAGATCGTCGCCCTGACGCACGAGATAGTCGTAGTAGGATTGTGCGCGCTCATCGTCTTCATACCAAAGTTCAAGACCATGCTCTCTAATGGATTGCATGAATAGTTCAGCAGTTGTCCCTTCATTCTGTCTATCTACTGACAAGAAACCACTCTTTAACACTGTGGGCGGTTTAGGATAGTTCTTCTTCATCGCGTTAACGATGATACGATCTACTTCATGCGC